GGTGGCGTCGGGAAGAGCGACAGAGCCGACAACGATCTCGGCCTGGGTCTTGTAAGCAGCGCCGGTGAGCAGGAAGCGAGGCGACAGGTTCAGCTTGACGCCGTTCGGCGCAGCCTGAGCGAACATATACCCAACACCGACCGGAAGGGTGGTATTGCTGATGGCGGCGCCGGTGCCAACGGCGTTCAGGTGGCCGGTGCCGCCGACGGTCACGGCGGTGGTGTTGAACAGAGCGCCACCATCGGCCAGGTTGGCGTTGGCGATCAGGACGGCGTATGGAAGGCTGTTGACCAGGTTGGCGGCGCGGGCGCCGAAGGCCCGGAAGATGCTGTCGAAGGCGCCAACATCGTCATTGATGAGCGCCTGCCGGGTGATCGCCAGCTTGCGCGCGTAGGTGGCCAGGGTGACGCTCTCACCAGTGTCGCTCATGGTGCCATACTGCACCTCGGCGCCCTCGGGGGTGCTGATGAGGTTGGGGGCGTCGGACAGCTGCACGCGGCGGGCGGCCTTGAAGTCGGGGTTGCTGCCGATGTTGCACCAGAGCTGGTAGGTGGTCGGCGCGTAGTTCCAGCCGACCATCATGGCCTTGTTGGCCGCGTCGGCGCAGATGTAATCGAAGTCGCTGGTGCTGTGATTCGGGATCGAGCTGCTGCTGCGCTTGTTGAGGACGGCGCGGTAGAGCTGATCTTTCCCCATCCACTCGACACCCTTGATGCCGCTGCGGCGGGCGCACTCGCGGGCCAGGCCCTCGAAGGACACGCGCGCCATCTGCTCGGCACCGGCGGCCGGCTTGGTGATGGCGTTGCGCATGGTGCGCATCAGCAGAGCATCGGAAGCGGCGGCGCGGAACTTGTCGCCGTCGTCGGCCACATGCTGCACGGCCGGGCTGGCGACCGGCTTGCTGGTTTCGGCCAGCCAGGCGATAACGCGAGCGTTGGCGGCATCGACGGATGCGCCGGTTTCGATCAGCTCTTTCCGCAGCGCATCGCAGCCGGGAAAGTTGGTGGCGCGGGTGATGCCGATGATCCGGTCACGCTCGCGCAGGGCGGCCTCGGCCTGAGCCCGCTTTACCACCTCGGTGGTATCGACGGTTTCGGCCGGAGGCGTGGTGGGGGTGGGTTCCACGGGCTTGGTTTCTTTGGTGTCCACTGTTTCCTCCTGTTTCGTTTCGGCCGGCTTGGCCGAGGCTTCAACGGTTGGCGCGGGTTCGGCCGCTCGCGCTTTGGCGCCGGGATCGGCACCGATGGCGCACAGCGATACCTCGCGCAGTTCCCATGAGGTGGTGACTTGCAGCGGGCCGCGGTATTCCCGGCCGGCGATAATGGCGCGCTGGCCCTCGGGAATCCAGGTGCCGTCGAGGACGGCATAGCCGACAGACACATCGGTGAGGTGGCCATCGCGCACGTCCTGGTAGGCTTCCCAGGCGCGCTGCTTGCGGCTGAAATACAGCCGGCCGACAGTCTCGCCATTTTCCTGCCGGAACTCGCGCATCGAGCCGAGGACGTTCTCAACGGTGCTGTTGTCGTGGCTGTCGATGACAGGCACCTGACGGTTGCGCGGCATCTTCATGCCGGCCTGCACCAGCACCTCGTCGATGTAGTCGTATCGCGCTTTATCAAACACGCGCACCGGCTGCTCGGTGCTGGCGACGAACTCGACGCTGCGGTCGTCCTCGCGGATCGTGCTTGGCCGCGGCGCAATCGCGCGCCGCACGATGTTCTTGTCACTCATTGGCGGCCTCCTGTGGTTCTTGCACGGGCTGGTTCTTGTTCACGTCGCCGAAGTATTCCGGTTGCAGATCCAGGCCGAAGATCCCGAGGCGCTTCTGCGTTTCGATCTCGGCGGCGCGGGTGGCCATGATGTCGTCGATGTCGCGGCCCTCGGCCTCGGCCAGCTCGGTCAGCGTTTCCAACCCCATCTCAAGCCGCATCTGCGCCGCAGCGGCTTCCTTGGCTGGATCAATCCATTCCATGCGCGGCCTGCCGAACTGCACACGCCAGTAGGCGCGCGGATCGGTGTCGTATCCAGGCAGAGCCAGGCCGGCCAGCCGGTATTGCGTTTCCAGGAACCAGCGGTATACCGGGACGTTCAGCTTCTCATCGAGGACCGCCGAGAACATCCGGAACACCTGCCGCTCTTGCAGCATGGCCTGTCGCGCGCTGCCGTAGGTGGCGTTCGAGTAATCGTTGCTGAAAGACTCGAAGGACAGGCCGGCGCCGACGCTCGCGCCGCGCAAGCGGCTCTTGATGTAGTCGGCGTATACGGCGCCAGGCTGCTCGGCCTTGACGCTCTGGATCGTTTCGCCGGGCCGCAGGTAGTGGATTCCGCCGGGGTTGACGTATTGCAGCAGGGTGGCGTCGTCCTCGGCCTTGTCGCCGGTGCTGCTCGGCATCCAGTCCTCTGGGTTCGGCGTCTGGATGAAGCACCCGAAGGCCGTGGCCACGCGGGCCAGGGTGAGGGTGCTGTCCTGGTATTCAGCGGTGTCGAACAGCTCGCCGACCACGCTGGCAAGGTGGCTGATGCCGCGCGTCTGGCTGGCGCGCTGTCGCCGGAATACGTGCAGGATGTCCTTGGCGTCCACCCGGATGCTAGTGGTGCTTTTGTCGCTCGGGTGCGCGGTGTAGAGCCAGTAGGCTGCCGGCATCCCGAAGCGGTCAAGCTCGATGCCGTTGACGATCCGGCCGCCGCTGGCGAGGCTGTCGTTGTCGCGGCTGCTGTCGAGGTAGTCGCCTTCCAGGACTTCCAGGGCCAGAGGCCGGCCAGGCGCGCTCACGCGATGCACCAGCGCTTCGCCGTCCACGATCAGGTGCCAGACGCACTGCGCCTGGATGGCCGTCATGCTGTCGCCATTGGCGCCGGCCTGTTCGGCCCACGCCGACCAGCGGGATTCGATCTCGGCGGCCAGTTCCTGGTTCAGCTCGCCGCTGTTGTCCTGCACCTTGCACTTGGGATACAGGCCGTCACCGACGACGTTGCTGATGAAGCGCCGCACGGTGCCGGTGACGTAGGCGTTATTCCGCTCGAGATCGCGCGCCTTGTCGGTGACTTTCCGCCAGGCGGCTTTGATCTCGCCGCTGCCGCTCTTGGTGGTAGGCTTCCACCCGCTATTCGGGCCGGTCGTCTTGGCCGCGGCATAGGTCCGCAGGGTGCTGTGGGCTTGCAGGTATCGCACCGCGGTGGCCGGGCTGACGAGGCCGATGATGCGCGCCAGCGCTCTGGTGATGCCGCCGTAGATGTCCATCAGCGGTTGTTGATGAACGTCGGGACGACCCGCGTGGGGCCGGTGCCGCGGCGGTAGATGCTGCTTTCGAGATCCTCAATCTTGCTCTGGATGTATTCCAGGCTGGCGCGGGTAAGCTGGCGGCCGGCGATGGAATACGACTGAGCCCCGGCCAGGATGGCGTCGCGCGCCGTTTTGTAGGTGGCCAGTTCGGTCTGAAGTTCCGCCAGAGTCGCCATCGTTTACCCCCGAAATGCGAAGCGCCGCCGTGGTGTCGTGCCCACGACGGCGCCGTTGCAAGGAGAACGAGGTGATCAGCCTCTAATTATCTTTTAATGTTTTTTTTCCGCCTTTGGCCTTTTTTTGATGCGGCAATAATTGGGTCTGGCGGGTAGGTTCGCTCTACGGAGCGAAATGTATTTTGGCATATTGGGCATCTATGCGACCTAACGTTACCCTCCGTTACGATGACACCTGCTTTCGGCGGGTCGAGCCCTAACGCCTTGCAGACCGGACATGATGCCCCGTCAACGCTGGTATATTCCACCTCAACTTCTTTGGCGAAGTAGATTATTTTTCTAATCAAAGAGATTCTTGCGTAATAGTTCAAACGAAGCACCCCCTATCTGCGCGTGTATGGATTCCCGGCCGCCGGCCGGTGGCCAAGGAACGGGTTGGGTTGCTGCTGTTGCGCCGGCCTCGGCCGCGGCGCCGACCCCGCGGCCGGCCTGGCGTGAGGCATGGACTGATACGGTCGGATGCCGCCGTAGAGCGCAGGATCGACACAAGCGAGGCAATACACCTCGCAGTCCAGCAGGTGATTCTGGCGCCGCACCTGCACCCATTCCACCGTGCCGTCGCGCCGCTGGCGCTTTTCCTCGGCCATGATGTGCCGGATGTAGGTTTCGTCTGTGTCGCGGTGCAGGTAGGCGCCTTGTTCCTCGCCCTGCTTGGCGCGTTCCAGTCGGCCGTGGAACAGATCCTTAGCGGCGTCGGTGTCGATCTGCACGACCTGGATACCCCAGCCTTTCATGCTCTTGCCGCTGGGCGTCTTGTCGATGGTAGTAGACGGCACGCTGACGAGGCCTTGCAGCGGCCGGCTGCTGCCTTTGCACGGCCACAGGCCGACACCGCGGCGCATATGCTGGCGCACCCACCCGTAGACTTCCTCGGTGCGGCTGATCGTCTGGTCGCCGGTCTTGGTGCCGCCAGAGTCTATCAGCGCTCGCCAGATGCCGAACTCGATGCCGGCCGCGGTGCGGTAGCGGGTGTTGAACAGCAGCTCTTCGACTTCCTGCCAGCCGGGAAGGAACCCCTCATCAATTCCCCAGCTGGTGAGATCCGGCGCCCAGGCGCGCACCCGGAACCAGAACCCGCTGGCCTGGGTGTCGATGCCGCACGTCAGCACAGCCGCCTGATCGGGAACGACACCGCGGGCCAGGTCTGTCCTGGCGGCCAGCAGATCGTCTGGGGTGGATGTGGCGACCTTGGCAACCCACGGCTCGGCCAGCCATGAGTTAACGAAGTTTTGCAGCTTCTCGGGATACGGCTTGGCCCTGACGAACTCGGATGCCATGTCGCCCCATCCGAGCCACGGCGAATACAGCGACGAGATCACGAAGGCCAGGGACCGCGGCTGCGCCTTTGGCGAGTCGGCGCGCCACTGGCCCGACAGCAGCATGGCCTGCCGGTGGTTGTCGTGGATCTTCTGCCGGCAGTGTTCACACTCATACCACGCGGAATCGCGCACCCGCACCGGGTAGTAGTCGTCCCTCGCCAGATCCTCGGGCCACTTGACCTGCGGGAACGACAGCCGCTGGAAGGCGCCACAGTGAGGACACGGCACCAGATACCAGCGCCGCTCGTCGCAGATGGCTTCCTCGCGCATCACCGGGCCAGTCTCGACGGTCGGTGTGCTGACAGAGATCGTCACGCGGTTCCAGAATGTCTTCTGCCGCTCGCGCGCCAGGCTGATCGGATCGGCCTCGGAACCGACCCACGTCGGGAACTTGTCGATCTCATCGAAGAACACGAACCGGCATGGCCGGCTGGCCAGGCTGGCCGGGCTGTTGGCGCCGCTCAGGTATAGCGCCATGCCCGGGAAGCGCATCTCTTGCAGAGCGAAGTCGTCGGCGTTGCGTGGTATTTTTACCCTGAGCGTGTCGCTGGCCAGGATCATCGGCTGGATGCGCCCGGCGGAAACGGATCGGGCCAGATCGAGCGTCGGATACACCACGAGGGTCGGTGCCGGATCTTGGTCGATGATGTAGCCCAGGTAGTTGAACAGCACCTCAGAGCCGCCGAGCTGCGAGCCCTTGCGTATGGTGATCGACTCGACGCCGGGTTCCGTCAACGCGTCCATGATCCCGGCCAGGTAAGGCGTTCTGGTGTTTCGCCACGGGCCAGGTTCGGCCGACGAGGCGCCGACCAGGACGCGCGAGCGCTCGGCCCACTGGGACACCGTGATCTTTTCCGGCCACCGGAATGCGGCGTATACCTCTGCTGGGATCATCTGGCCGCCTTTCTTGGCCGGCCTTGCTTCCGGCGCTGCGCTCTCGGCGCTGTCCCGGCGTCCCTGGCGAGCTTGCCGATGGCCGTCCTGATGGCATCGCTAAGTTCCGCCTCGATCTCTCTAGGTGGCCGGCCTTGCAGATGGGTGGCCATGCGCCTCGGGATGGCCTGCAAGGCGGCCCGGCTTTCGGCGGCCAGGTCACATGCCCACTTGATGGCGGAGCCGCGCTCGACCAGCTCGCCCCGCTCGGCCTGCACCCGCAGCTCTTCCCGGTTGGCGACGGCGATGGCCTTGCGGCGTTCGGCCTCAGCCTTTGTCTCTTCCCCCTCTGGGGCCGGTGGCGCGAGGACGTTGTGAGCCCACAGCTGGATGGCGAGCCGGCCGGCGAACCACCCGCGGGATGACACTGCCGGCTTGAGCCACGACAAGGCCCATTCCAGCACCGTCTGGTGCGTAACCCCTGTGATCTCGGCAAGTTCCGAAGTCTTGAGCCGGAAGACTGGCTTGGCGCGCATGGTTTAGACTCTCCTAAGATTTTGCGCTCTGGCAAAGAGGGTGCGGTTCCCGA